GGCGTGTTCCTGTACAAGTCCAAGAAGTTGAAGAAGTATGTTCCCTTCAAGGATAAGTCCCTGAGTTCCGTCTATATCGAAATTACCCGTGGGAATGTGGCTGGCATAGCAAATTTTGATTACATTCTTCCGAATGAGCTCATTGGTAACGTCTAAATAACCTACCATGACCGTAAAACGAAGAACGGCTATGGTAGAGTTAGATTATAACACCTTTAGCTCTTATAACTAATCCAAATGCCTATTTTATATTTCCTAATATGAATGAGATAATGCATACACCATCTGATGTTTACGTCTATAAGGTTGATACTACATTACCACACAGTTTTGTTAACTGTGGACCTGACAGAACGCATTTGGTGATCTCAAAAAGGAGTTCATCATGATAAAGTACAGAATCTTTTCAAAGGAAACATTAGTAGATAACATGGATCAAGAAGAAGCCTTGATGTGTATTGCAATGTTACGGCAAAATAATCCAGAAACCTCATACGACATTGAAGAATACAATTGGGCACCTGATGGTAATCGTCTAGGACGTGACCCGGACCTTCATTAAACTCTTATAAATAGTCCCATGCAAGATTTCATGGGTAAAGATGGTTTCAGTTGGTTCGTCGGTGTAGTTGAAGACAGGAACGATCCTGCTCAGTTGGGTAGGGTTCGTGTTCGTGTGCTTGGTCGTCACAGTGATGACTTGACTCAGGTTAAGACTATTGACTTACCGTGGGCGCATGTGATGCACCCTGTAACTGATCCTTCTATGCAGGGATTGGGTCACACACCTTCTTTTATAACAGAGGGTTCGTGGGTTGTTGGATTCTTTAGAGATACTGAAGCACAGCAACCTGTCATCATGGGTACATTGCCGGGCAATCCTGACTCAGCAGCTAATTCATCATCAGGATTTAATGATCCCCGTAGTGATGATTCTTTACAAACTGAATATGGATTTGATCCTACTTATGGTCCTTACCCCGGCGATATAGAACATAGTGGCCACGAGGTCGGCGAGCCTGATACTAATCGTCTAGCTAGAGGTGCAAACTCCGAAGATCATAACTCACTTATTAACCGTAGATCAGAACGGTTGCGTGGTGATCCTGCTACTGATGATGATGAGGGGGAAGCAACAGGTATTCCTACTGCAACCAAACCAAACATAAAAACCGTCAGCGATGAATTAAAAGAAGATGAAAAACGGGGTTTCTGGGAGGAGCCACATCCCAAAGGTATTATTGCAGATGCAAATCCATACATTTCTGGTGTCTATCCCTACAACCATGTATTTGAGTCTGAGTCTGGTCACATTACGGAAGTGGATGACAGTCCCGGCGCAGAAAGAATGTTTCGTCAACACATGGCGGGGACATTTGAAGAGATACACCCTGACGGCTCTGTTGTCACAAAAATTATTGGAAGTAACTACGAGATTGTGATTGGTAGCGAGAACATCGTTATCAAGGGTTCTCAGAACATCACAGTTGAGGGTTCAGTGCGTGAGCTCATCAAGGGTGACTACATACAGGAGATTGAAGGAGACTTCGTTCAGAAGATTCACAAGAACCATCGTGTCAAGGTAGGTGCTGCCAATGATGCACATCCAAGAGGTCCGGGCGGTAATCGTGAAGAAGAGATTATCGGCAATCATTCTTTCAATATCAACGATGATATCAAAGGTAGAGTCGGTGGTGATTCGGTTGTCACCTTTGAGAAGTCTAAAATTCAAATTGTTGGTGGTGGATATGATTTGGATGTTACAGGCAAGACAATGGGTTCAAACGAGGGTGGTGATGGTATTTACATATCAACGGGTTCTAACTATACCGTGCTTGCAAAGACCAATATATCTCAGTCAACTATATCGGGAATTGTCTCTATTAAATCTGGTAGCACACTGAACATGAAGTCTGCATCTGCAATGACAATAAACTCTGAGAGTACACTGAGTGAGATTGTTGCATCAAACACCACAAGAACAACTGGTGGAACTCATACACACAGTATTCAAGGTGTACACACTATTGATTATAACGGTGATGCACATGTTCGTTACGATGCTGACTATTATAAACACGTTGGTAAAGATTCATATCTCTATGTTGCTGCTGGTGTTACCCATACTCAATCAGATTCGCCCACAAGAACAAGTGCAGCTGATGTTACCGCATCAACTGTGAACAGTTTAGATTAGGAGATTAGAATGGTTGATTTTGCAAACGGTAATTTATGTGGCGCTAGTCCAGAACTCAATAGTGTTCTATCAAAGTTAGATGAAGCAAAGGCTGAGATAACATCAAAAATTGACGAAGCGGCATCTACTGCATCAGCTGCGTTTAAAAAGGCAGAGGATGAACTTGCTGGACTGAAAGATAAACTTCAGACCATTGAGCTACCAACTCTACCCAAACTAAACTTACAGGCAGAGATAAAAGGTCTTACTGATCAGATTCCCGGCACCCCGTCCTTTTTTTCTGCTCTTGCAAAAATTAAAACAGAATTTGGAGATGACTTAGAGGCTGCTGGTTTAGAGTTGAATACTCTTATTTCAAAAGCAACTGATGCAATCTCAGGTGGGGGTAACCTTTGTGAAGCTGTTCCTAATCTTGAAAAAGAGTCAGGAAGTAAAGAACCATCAAAACAAGAACCCATTGCAGTAAAACAAGCAGCTGCTCCAGCCGTAGCTGAACCCGCATCTAAAGCAAAACAGAATTTGAATGTTGAGGTGAAGATGGCTAACCTTTCTAATAAAATGTCATCTTTTTTTACGGGGTCAGCACCACCTAAAGCAGATACGCCTGCATTTAAATTTCCATCACCTGATATAATTAAAAATATATCTCAGGGAGGAGCTCCTATTCCGGCGGTCGTTGCTCCAACTACAGCTGCTAAGAGAACAAACTATGTGCCGAAAGATAAAGGTGGAATTGCTTATAAGAAAGCTACGAAATTCCAAAAATTTAGGATCGGTGAAACTGCTAGACCAAATGGAAAGTTTTATGAAAAGGCTAACGATGATGGTGAGGGATACTATTCTATTACACTTAAACACAAACCTGTGAAGATAAAACGCATTTTAATTTATCCTGCCGAGAATTTTACGAGAAAATTGATAAGTGAAAACTTGCGTAAAGAGTTAGGACTTGAGGAACCAAGTACTATAGAAAATAAACAATTTTTCTATACAAATACATTTGGTAGGCACGGCGCAACTCTTTATATTCGCAGGGGTAATAGGACGCTATCACCAAAAACAAACATTGCTATTTTTGATAATATACTTAGATTTTATTCACCAATAAAATTGGTCGATCACCCCGGCAATATAGATTCCGGCGGCACCCACATCCTTCCTGATCCTGATAAATTTGCTAGATCGGGTTATGAACCGTTGGTAAATGGAGATTACGAGACGCCGGGAAAAGCGGGCCTCGACAGTAAATATAATAGGATTTTTGGGGGGCTGGCGGTCGCCGTGCATTATGAATACTTCGAAAACTATGATCCTGATTATGAGCCCCAAACTCAGAAAACTACAGTTGCTGATCCAGTACCAGTAATTACTACCACACCAACTACTGGAACCACAACCACCACCACTACTACAGGCGGCGGCAGCACTACAACAACAGCGGCGGGGACTACAACTACAACTAAACCATCAACTACCACAACTACAACAACGAAAAGACAACCTAAACAGACAGAGGTAGAGGAAGATGCAAAAAAGGTTAAATCAGCCGCAGATCGAAAACCAACCACTACTAAGGAAGACCTACAAAAAATTGCTGATGCTGATGGGTTTGGACAGACTGTACTAGGAAATCCACGGATAGATCAAAGCGGTAAGTTTAAGGTTGAAGTAAGTGGTTCTGCCGGGTCGTTCCGTGGGGTGGGGAGAACCCCAGAATCGGCGTTTAGGAGTGCATCAAATAAGGCTCGGGGTTTAAGGGCCAATGGTCAACCTAGAAAATGATGACATAAATACAAACACATATAAAGGAGTTATATTATGGGAAAGAAAAAATCAAGAGCGACAGAGACATCTAAAGGTGAACGGCGTAGCGTTAGCAAGTCTGTAACCAAGGCAGTTCGTAGAGATTATATGAATAATGATATTGAGAGAATAAGAAATCAGCTTGATGCATTTAACAACGGTAAGAATGTCATGGTGACTATTCCTAACCCAAATACAAATGAAACTAACAAACGATTCATTCGTGTCAATGCAAAAGATGTCTGGAAGTCTAATAATAAGTATATGATGAAACAAAACACCGCAGAGAGTGTATAAATATAATAAAAAGGAATACTTATGGCTGCAAAGGACGCATACACTGACGGCACATATCAAGGTGAAGATCGTGCAGCTCAATTGTATTCTGATATTGATTTATTCTTTGGTCCTAAAATTGGATCAAAGGATGTTTCGAAAGTCACTAACTTTACAGCAGTCAAGAGGTCTGTAAGAAATCTTGTACTGACAAATTTCTATGAAAAACCCTTTCACCCAGAGATTGGTTCTGGTGTGAGAGATATTTTGTTTGAACCTATGACTCCGATTACGGCGTATGTTTTGACCATGAAGATAGAAGAGGTGATTGAAAACTTTGAACCCAGAGCCAGACTTGTTGGCGTTAGAGCAACACCCAATCTTGATAACAATGCATATAATGTAACCATTGAGTTTTATGTTGTCAATGCACCCACAGAACTTGTGAATATGGAAGTTCTATTAGAGAGATTACGATAATGGCAGCAACAAGAAAAAGACTCAGTGTAACAGAATTTGACTTTGATGAGGTTAAAGATAATCTAAAAATCTTTATGCGAAATCAGACAGAGTTCAAGGACTATGACTTTGAGGGTTCTGGTCTTAGTGCGCTCCTAGATGTTCTCGCATACAATACTCACTATCTTGGTTTCAATGCGAACATGCTTGCAAACGAGATGTTCCTTGATTCCTCTCAGTTGAGGTCAAGTGTGGTTTCACATGCAAAGACTTTGGGATACACCACTCGTTCTGCTGCATCTGCAAAAGCAACTGTTGATGTTTTTTTGAATACATCTAATGCTAGTGCAACCATGCCAGCGGGTACAGTCTTCACATCTAGTGTTGGTGATACATCTTATCAGTTCGTAACTATATCGGATGTTACTGCGTCTCTTAGTGGTTCTACTATTACATTTGATGGCGTAGTTATATATGAGGGTAGTTATGTTTCAAGTAGATACACTGCTGACACTCAGAATGTTGAACAGAGATTTATTATTAACGATGACAGAGCAGATACAACTACTATAACAATTACTGTTCAAAACTCTGTCACAGATACGACATCAGCTGCATATACTTTAGCAACAGACATTTCTGGATTAACTTCTACATCTGATGTTTATTTCCTACAAGAAGTAGAGGATGGTAAATACGAGATATATTTTGGTGATGGTGTTCTAGGTAGTGCGATAGAGGATGGTAATATTATCATAATCAATTATGTTGTTACCAATAAGGGTGCTGCAAATAGTGCAGCAGTCTTTGTTAGTTCCGCTGCAATCGATACTGTCAACAGTGTTAATGTTCTAACAGTGTCTCCAGCAGCTGGTGGTTCAGAACCAGAATCTATAGAGTCTATAAAATATAATGCACCCCTAGACTATGCGTCACAGGGACGATGTGTTACGACAGAAGATTACAAAACTTATGTTAAACAACTCTTTGCAAATACTCAAGCGGTTTCTGTTTGGGGTGGTGAGGATGGTTCATTTAATGCGGTTACTGGTATATCTGATGTTGCAGAGTATGGTAAGGTATTCATTAGTGTCAAATCAACAACCGGATTGAATCTGAATGAGATTCAGAAATCACAGTTAGTTACAGCACTGGCTCCATACACTGTTGCGTCAATTACTCCTGTAATCGTAGACCCATCAATTTTAAATATTATCCTTAACGTTAATTTTAAATTTGATAGCAATGCAACAACAAGTAGTAAAGAGGCGTTGGAATCACTTGTATCCTCTGCTGTCACGCAATACAATACTGATTACCTAAAAGTATTCAACTCTGTTTTTAGACACTCACAATTTACTTCTCTGGTTGATGCTAGTGATAATTCAATACTGAACAATACTACTACAGTATCTCTTGGTTTACTTCATACACCAAGTACGTCTGGTTTCTTTTCCTTCACTGTTGCTTTTGCAAATCAATTAAATAATCCACATTCTGGTCATAATTCAGCATCTGGTGGTATCATTGCATCAACGGGTTTCTTTATACAAGGTAATACAAACGAGATGTTCTTTGATGATGATGGTGCTGGGAACCTTCGCATTTACTATTTGGTTGATGGTATACGAACATATCATAGTTCTGCAGCTGGATCAGTAAATTATATATCCGGTTTAGTTTCAGTCAATCCAATTTATATAACAACTGTATCTAATGTTGATAATAGTATATCCTCTGCTATACGGTTAACTGCAACACCAGCTTCCAGTGATATCTTGGGTAAGAGAAATCAGATTATTGAAATTGATATTGTTAATACATTAATCTCTGGAGGACAAGATACGATTGCAGTCAATAGTGCAGGGGGTTCAACGGGTTACGTTACAACAACTAATTATGTCTCCCCGTCGAGTTATTAATCATGGCACCACCCTTTGATTTATCTTGGACGCCGGAACTAGAGAATAAACTCAGTACTCAGATTGATGGTCAACTACCCGACTTCATTGCTGAAGACCACCCACAGTTTTCTCAATTTCTAAAATCGTATTACCAGTTCCTTGAATCTGGTGAACTACAACTAACAGTCAATATTGATAACATCCTTTTGGAAGTTGAGAGTGATACAAATCTTCTTAATGAAGATGGAACTCTGGTTGTTACTGAAGCTGGTTCTGGTTCCACAGGTAAATTTATTGAGGGTGAAACTATTACTGGCGGCACATCTTATGCAACCGCAAAAGTTTTGGTTGAAGACCTTGGTGATGCGACACCGAGATTATTCATATCCTCACAACAGTTATTTGAAACGGGTGAAACTGTAACAGGTGGAACCTCTGGTGCGAATGGTGTAGTCACAAGATATCGTGCAAACCCTGTTCAAAATATTCAACAGTTGTTGGCGTATGCTGATATTGATAACACCATCTTTGATTTTATTGAAGA